AACAAGATATTTCAATACCATTCAAGGATGGAAAATTGCAAATATTCAACCAGCGCATCACGCACAGCCGCAAGCAGCTCCAGCTTTTGCTCCAGCTACAAACTTGAACGAAGACGAACCAGACGATTTACCGTTTTAATCATGGATAGCGAATTAATTATAAAACCACATATTGATAATGATGGTTCGGAACGAAAAACAAGAATGTTCGACGTTGTTTTTGAAGGTAAAATAGCTATTGGTTTAACTTACGATGAAATGCTAGGACTTGTTACTAGTATAACCATGCCTGACAACAGACCATGTCTTCATTGGCTTAAAACTCCTGAGCAAATTAAGGCGTGGGACGAAAAATACAATAAAAAATAATTTTTAAAAACTTATCAAAAATGGAAAACAATTTACTAAGCTTACAATCAACACACCAAGTTTCAGTATTCGATAATACTCAAACTTTCGAACACGCACAACGTATGGCAGGACTTTTAAGCAAATCAACCATGGTTCCGACTGCTTATCAAAACAACCTCCCAAACTGCGTTGTAGCTTTGGAAATGTCCAACCGTGTCGGAATGTCTCCTTTAATGGTTATGCAAAACATGAATGTTATTCACGGAAAACCAAGTTGGGGAAGTTCCTTTATAATTGCATTAATCAATTCTTGCGGGCGATTTTCAGACCCTTTGCAATTCAATGTGTCAAAAGATAAACAATCGTGTCGTGCATTCACAAAGCGTCAAGATGGTACTTTAATTGAAGGTCCTGAATGTTCAATAGCTATGGCAACTGCCGAAGGATGGATGGGTAAATCAGGTTCAAAATGGAAAACAATGCCTGAATTAATGTTACAGTATCGTGCAGCTGCATTTTTCGGACGTTTGCATTGTCCCGACGTTTTAATGGGAATGCAGACACAGGACGAAATGCAAGACGTTGGTTTTTCCGAAATGCCTTCAAATAATTCAGCTGTGGAAAAAATAAACAACACAGTAGCTACTGAACCCGTAATTTATGAAAACTTCGAAGTAGTTGACGAAACCCATGTTTCACAACAAACAGAACCTGTTCAAATTATAGATGAAGAAACGCCACCTGTTCAGGAAAATAATTCTGTAATCGACGATGACGATGATTTTTAATCAATCGTTATTTAAGTAAATAAAATTACCTATATTTACAATCGATAAGTTTGGTAGTATTTTTTATGTATGTCATTAAACACGTTTTCGGACGTGTTTTTTGCTTTTATAAATCACACAAAAAAACCGCCTATTACAGCGGTTGTTTTTTTATTCTGAATATTTAAAATCATTTAACCTATTTAGCCAACCTTTAATGAATCGTTTCTGTGATGGGTTGTTTTTAACTATATCAATGAAAAAATTTTTCCTGGCTTCAAATATTTTTTCGAACAATTCTTTTTGGTTAACTGAGTTTACAGCCTTCAATGTTGCAGGTCCAACAACTCCATCTTCTTTCAATCCTAAAATTCTTTGAGGTATTTTTATACCCCACGAACCAGACGTGAAAACCCAATCGACTAACAAATTAGCAACCGATTGATTGATTAATCTGTTAGCTTGCCAACGATTCCAATAAATTTTTAAAACTGCTGAAAAATCGTGTTCGTCTAACGCTCGAATGTCCTTAATATCAATAATACCGTCACCAGTCTTATCATATCCGATTTGTCTCCATGTGCCTATTGTAATACCCATATTTGTTGCACCTCCTTTGTCGGTCGGATCGTTTACAAATCCAGCTTCCCACTTCGCTACTATAGGCGATAATTTTTTTATTTCTGCCATGATTAAAAAGGTATTATGATGTAGTCAAAATCTAAATTTTGGTCATCACTATCAAACTCTCTTAAGCATATCTTGAAGCTTGTATTTGTTTTCTCTCTAATCTGAAATAAAACATCTACATCTATTTGATAATTTGTTGATTTAGACACCAAAGTACCTAACACCATATAGGAAGATGTTCCTAAATTCGGAAAACTAATAGTTCTTATGTCTGTAGTCCCCTCAACATCACCTATGGATACTGTAGCTTTTCTTAATGGGAAAATAGCATTGTCCTTTATCCACTTAGTTCTATTTCCTAACAAACGAGCCTGTTCGTTCGAAACACCTCCCGAACCTGCTTCTACTGGATCAGTTGTTTCGAGTTGGTAAATCCCTGTTTCCCATTGGGATAATTCTGTTAAATTTGCCATATTTCAATATTTTTTATTAAAAACTAATTGTCCAACTACCATTCAAAATGATGTCGGAATTTTTATTTATTAATTCTCTGGTTTTTCGAGCAAACAAAGTATTGTCTGTACAAACAATTCCAAACTCACGGATACCTATTCCGTTTGCGTCTCCCGCCCCAAGTTGAAAATCAAATTTTACACTCGAAATTGTTGGATAACTAACAGCTCCAAGCGACTTCGTAAAAGCTCCAGTAATAGCTGTATCAGTTCCAACGGGAGCGGTTCCATTCGTTCCAACGGATAACTTAGTCAGTTGTTTTCCAGATGTTGCTGCGCCTAATAAATTAGTGACTGCGGTACGTCCACCGTTAACAACTAAATTGTTATCCTGATATTTTTCTAAAATTTTGCCTGTTTTGGCACAAATTATCTCAAGGTAAAACAAACCTTTTAAATTTCCTATAGTATCTTTCATTATGCGTTTGATATGTTAATTATTAATTTGTCGTTTGATTCAATATAATTCTGAGTACCGTCATAATTATAAGTACCATCGTAAAAAAACGATTTATGTCCTAAATCTTCCTCAAATGGTGGTGCTTCGTAAGTCAGGTTCAAAGTATCAAATAATTCAGGTATCGTATCAAAAATACCCAAGGTATACGAAATTCCTTCAAGATAAGATCGAACGTTTTTGTACTCACGAATTAATTTAGCTAAATTAGACTGAGAAACTCCGTCCAATCCTACCGTATCCCCTAACTCTGAATCAATAGAAAACCTAGCCCAATCTATTAACGGATTACCCATGTCAATACCTTCTATCAAAGTAGCGTCTGTGTACCCAACTGTTCGCATTGCTTCTTTAATAGCAAATACCGTTCCCATGTATCTCTTTAATTCAATAGCACGTTTAATTATTTCCCTGCGCTGTGCATCGTTTGTAGCTACCCCATAACCAATAAATCCTTCTACATCGAATTGACGTGCTAAAGTCGGTAAAGCAGAAGCTGAAACGGTATCAATCACATAAACCAATAACGCTTCCAATTCAATGGAATTCATGCGAGCTGCAACCATGGCATCGAACGCAGCTAGATGCGGAACGCCTGCAATAGAATCGGCTAAGATATTTTCGTTTGTTTGGCTCATATAATTTTATTACCGTGAATAATTTTATCCTACATTAGTACCAGTCACGGTAACGTTAATATCTGTTATGTTTGCAAATTGCGTTTCAGTAATCACCAAATCACTTGCAGGCACTGTTACATTTGCTTTGTAAACTCCTTCAATCATACACAACGCTTTGATTTGGTCAATAACAATATCTTGTCCTAATAATTTTCTACGACCATCACGGAACGCCTCTAAATTCGATATTACAACAGGCAAAATATCACCCTGAACAGCACCGTCATATAAAATCAATCCTACAGTAATTTCAGTATCAACTGCTGTTGGAGAAGTTACTATAACTGTATCCGTTAACGGGCGGATTTTATCAGCATTCAAAACAGCTTCTACTGCATCTAATATCTCAGTTGGAGTGGTTGCTAGATTTGCCATTAATGGGAAAATTTCAACCGCTCCAGGAATCGGGTTTGTAACAGCAACATCAATAATTAATGGTGATGTTGATTTAGTCCAAAATTCATAAGCCTTGTAACTTCCTGCATTTGAAAATGCTGATGGTGCTAATTTTATCCTATCCCGTAACTGCTCGTCTGTTTCTTCATCTGAACCGCCTTCTGTAACCGAAGTATTTGAAGCAGTTGCCAAATAAGGCTGTGGATCAAGAATAACTGAAACAGTACCAATAGCATAATCGTTAGAACCTTTACCAGCTGTTTGCGCTATAAAAGTAGCTGAAACGGTATCAGTTCCTGTTAAAACAGTAGTATCTTCAACTAATTCAAACACAGCACGTCCATCTGTTGAATTTACACGTAATCCAGCAGGAATCACAACGTCTCCGTGACCAGAAACTAGTGTTAATAACAACGTTGTCTGAGCCAATGCAGCAGGTAAACGAGTTACGCCAACCAAAACACCTAAATTATCCAGCATTGGAAATCTAGCATAATCAACTAAGTTTTGCAAACTTGCGTCTTGAATCTGATTTCTAAGCAACAATTCACGATAAGCGAACGAATTAATTAAAAGCGTCTCCACCTGAGCAGGTTCAAGTGTGCGACCTGTTTTTAATTCGTAATCAGCAATCATTTCGTTAATAATTGTCGTTGCGTCTCTAGTTATGAAATCTGGTGTAGGTAACGCCATTATTTTTTTATTTTATTAAAAAATTCAGTAATCAAAACCTCTACAGATTTCATTCCTGAATACCCAAGAAGAAAAGCAACTCCAAATAATATCTTATCATCTAGCCCAAGCCAATTACCTACCAATGGAGTTAAATAATTAGCCGAAAGCCCTCCAGATAATACTGTTAAGAATTTTTGCAAAACACTCATTTTGTTGTTTTTTGTTAGAAAAGCTATCGACCCACTAGCTCCTGCTATAAATACAGGGCTTTCAATTCCGATACTTTTTAGTAAGTCAAAAATGCTCATAGATTTAGTTTTAACAAATCTACAAAAATAAAGCCTACAAATTAATGCAGGCTTAAAAAAAAATTATTTTCCAGAGACATTGTTGTCTTTGGCAAATATCAATCCAAAACCTAAAGTTACAGCTGCTATAGCTGATTCAATTTGGTTAGGATGATTTACAAACAATGCAATACCCGTAATAATTGACGCTATACCTGTCAACGTTGTTTTCCAATTTTTCATATCTATTTAATTTTACGTTTTAATTTCAGTTTTGAGAGTGCCAAGTCTTCAATGTAGATATTCGTTTCTCCCCATTGTGCAAACTCTTCTTTTGTTAAGGATAGATTTCCTTCGTCAATTTGTTTCTTGCAATTGTCAAAAACTTGGTAGTACAATTGGCACGACTTATCTGTTGTTTTGAAAGTCATTACCGATACCGATATACTGTCAGCTACTTTTTCAATACCGATTTGAATAGGCTCTACTTTTTGAGCTTGCATTGCTGTAGCGAACAGCAAGAATAAAATTATTTTTTTCATTGTTATGTTGGTTTAAAATTTATATTAATGACTAACCCATGCACTACCGTTATAAAATACTGGGCAAACAACCGAACCACCCCCTGTAAGCGTACCTAAATAAGTCGGTGCTGTTGCGTCTGTAACGTATGCAGTATCCCCTTGTGTTCCTGCTGGCAATGTTGCTACTGTGTAATTTTTTAGTTTTATAACGTTGTTGGCTGTTATTTTTTGACCCGATATGTCCCCTACATCTGATATATAAGCTTTTTCTGTTGTACTCTCTACTATGGACAGTAGCTTTAAATTACCGTGTCCAGGGTCTGACCTTAGCACTAAGGCTGTACCAGATGTTCCAAACGCCCCAGCTGTTATCCTTAAACCTACCCCGCCACCTTGTTCTTGAATTAGTCCACAATACCCAGTGGAAGAGTTTATAAGATTTAAAAAAGTACCTGTTGAAAAATTCCTACCCCCTAAGATACCGTCTAAGCTAGTACTGTTGTTGCTAAGATACAGCTTGCTATTTAGAGTCCCGCTTGAATTCGAATTAAAAGTCAAAGTTCCAAGTTTTGTTTGGTTTCCTGTTAATTGTACATTATTCGTGAGCAAACTACTCGCCACTTTCTCTACAACTCCTGTACTCGTATTTCTAGTTAAAATATCGTAAGAACCTGCTGAGGTTGTTGGGGCGTCATTTATTGTAAGTGCGTTCATATCAACCGTACCTGCAAATCTACCTATATTGCCGTTATCAGTTGTTGTGCCGATTAAAGTTTTTCCAGCAAAATGATTTGTGTGTAATGAATT